CGCCCCCGCCCCCGCCCCCGCCCCCGCCCCCTAGAATCCCCTACAACCTAGCTGTATCACTCTGTACGGGCTTTTCAAGGGCTAGGGTAGGCTACCCCCTACCCCGACCCCGCTGCGTCGATCCTAGTGCCTCGTGTAGGCAATTCTATAGTCGCTGGGGGCGTGCAGCCACGAATATCCCGCGTAGAATAGCAATATCTACATAGGGGTTTCGCTATATAGGAAGTAAGTACTTACTAACCTTGGAGGGCAATAAAAAACCCCGCACGCGGCGGGGTCTTGGTTTGGGGTTGGTTACCAGTCGATAGGCACCAGCAGCACCCCGACCAGCAGCAGCCAGGTCAGGGCATCCATTACGCGGCCACCGGCGCTTTGCGGACCTTCTTGGCGGCCACGGGGGCTTCCACCACCGCGGCAGCAGCTTCACGCTTCCCAGCGGGGGGCGCAACCTTCTTCGCCTTCGTCACCGAGCCATAATCCTCACCAGCCTTCAGTTCTTCGGCAATCCGGCCAGTCACACCATCCAGCACCAGATACGTAAGGTTGCGACGCTCGTTGTAGATCACGTCCTGGGCAACACCGTCGATCTTCAGGGCGCGCACTTCGCCAACCTTGCGGATCACGTAGGGCGTGAAGGTAACTTCCTTGGTACCAACAACGATGGCGCGGCGGGGGGCGATTTGAGTAACAGTCATTTTGATTCTCCAGTAAGTATAGGTCAGTACTAACCTATGACTCAAGTGTACGCTAACGGTATGAAAAGTAAAGGCATTTCGTGGCTTTTCGCGTATTTAATTAGTAAGACATTCGCGTCCATCGCCGCCTGGAAGTAAGCATCGCTTACGTTAGCACTTGGCTACGTAGTCGGCGACTTATATAAGCACCAGCATACGTAGGGGTTTGTCTATATAGGGGTTGGACTATATAGTGATTGTACTACGTAGTGTATCCACTACGTAGTGATTGTACTACGTAGTGATTCACTTATGTTGGTTGGTTGGATGACCCCCCGCACCAGCGGCGGGGTGGCCCCGTCTGGTATCGTATAGCACCCCCTCATGTATTCAGCAATTTGAATGAACATACCTAGCGGATATATGGGGTGAATCCAAAATTTCTATGAGACATCCCTACGATATACAAGGAAGGTTGGATACTAACAACACGCGCGCGTATACGCGAGTTGCCCCTTTACTTTTCACTCGAACAGGAGTACCCTATGTGGTATGAGTGATGCCCTCGAATATCTCCCTGCCCAAGACACGTTGGAGGAGTCTGGAGCGCAGCTCCTCACAGCGAGCGCATGCGAGCCAGAAGAAGGCCCAGATCTCCTGGCCCAATTCTCTCCTCCAGATCAGCTCAGCCAGGAAGTCATAAATCTGGCCCAATACGCTATCCGCAAACGCCAGTCTCGCTCCCCCACCGTCAAGCAGAATATCGTTGAGCAGTTCAACTCTACCTTCCAACTCATTGGGGGTGTTCCCCGCCTTGCCCTCTGGGCAGACAAGAACCCGACGGCATTTTATGCTCTCTACTCCAAGATGATCCCTGCCGCTATCAAATTGGACGCAACCTCGCTTGATCCAAATGCTCTCCATGAGGACGACCTGAAGGACATCTCAACTGAGAAGCTGAAGATCATGCTATACCGCAGAGCGCAAGAATTGGACCCAGACCCCCATGGCAGTTGATGCCTACCAGCTGCTACAGCAACTAGAACAGAGAGACCAAGCCAAGACCTCCTTGGCCTCTTACTCCATCTACATGGACATAGGCACCCCAGCGCTGCACCATCACCTGATCTGTGACGCCATTGACCAACTCCTTGATGACCAATATGACGAGCTGATCATATTGGCTCCCCCAGGCTCGGCCAAGTCAACATATACCTCCGTGGCGCTGCCCTCATATTACATGGGGAAGTTCCCCAAAGGGCACATCCTGACGGCCAGCTACTCAACAGAGTTGGCGGAGAAGTGGGGGCGGCGGGTGCGGAACATTGTAGATACCCCCCGCTTCAAGGCGCTCTTTGATGTATCCCTCTCCAAGGACGCGACAGCTGCGACCAGATGGGCTACCCAGAATGGTGGCGAATTCTATGGTGCCGGTGTGGGGTCGGGCATCTTGGGTTTCCGTGCTGACCTGGCGGTTATCGATGACCCAATTTCTGGCTTCGAGCAGGCGCAGTCCCTCACACAACTCCAGAAGGTTCACAATTGGTACGAGACAGACTTCATCACCCGACTCAAGCCGAACGGCAAGGTGGTACTGATCTGTCAGCGGCTGGCCCGCAACGACCTGGCTGGCTACTTGATCGACCGGAACATAGCCTCTCCCACTCGCCGCCAACGCATACTCACCCTTCCGATGGTGGCCACTGATAATGACCCCCTTGGAAGACAACCAGGTGAGCGCCTGTGGCCTGAGTGGTACACCGAGTCCATGGTACTTGACGCCCAACGGGATGACTACAAATGGCGTACCCTGTACCAGCAGGAGCCGCCAGCGGATGAGGGCTCATGGGTCTCCACGGAGGACATTCAGTTCCGCCCCTCCCCACAAAACCCTGAGGTGAAGTATGCGTGCTCAGACCTGGCTCTGTCAGTCAATTCAGGGGACTACACAGTACACTTCATTGTGGCAGTTGACAGTCTTGGAGACTGGGATATTATTGACGCTACGCGGGAGCGTGTGGACCCCGAGCAGAGCGCCCTCCGCATCATATCCCTCTGCCAAACCTACGCCCCCCGTGAGTGGCTGATCGACGACGACAACGCCTCCAAAGTATTCATGCCCCTCGTGGCGACGAAGGCCCGCCAGACCTCCACTCACGTCCCGTGGAAGCCCCTCCCCCTACGCGGGCAGGACAAGGAGACTCGGGCAGCGGCACTGCGCGGTCAGTATAAGCGCCGCAAAGTGTACATGCCCCACGACGCCTCCTTCACCCAATGGCTGACCAAGGAGCTATTGACCTTCCCCAACGCTCTGGGCGACGGCGTGGATGATGGGGTTGACGCACTATCGCTACTGGGCCGACGCCTCATGGCCATATCCGGCCCCAAGCTGACAGTCGTGCCCAAGGCCCTCCCCACCATAGCGGACATGACGCTCGACCAGCTGTTCGAGGATATGCCGAAACAATCAAATGAGAGGATTTAGTAATGGCAACAGAAGCGTATACCACCGCTGGGCGGATCAAGTCGGTTGAGGAAACCGAAAAGACATCGTCCTCACGCTATCGTCGCTGGCATGATGAGATCACCATGGCGGAGAAGGAGTTTGACAACTTCCGCAAGCAGGGGCGCACCACCGTTCGACGCTTCAAGGATGAACGTGATTCCGTGGATGGGGATCAACGCAAGTTCAACATCTTCACCGCCAACGTCGGCATCCTCCAGTCCTCACTCTACGCCAAACTGCCGAAGATTTCCGTCAGCCGCCGCTTTGGTCAGATGAATGACGATCCCGCCCGCGTAGCGTCCCTAATGCTTGAGAATGCGATCATGCAGGACATTGACGAGCCGGAGTGTGACTTTGACCAGGTCATGCGGGATGCCGTCGAGGACAGGTTGGTCCCAGGGATGGGGTGTGCATGGCTCCGCTTGGAGGTGGACACTGAGGAGAACATCCTTGAGGCCCAGCTCGACCCGCTGACCCAGGAAGTGATCCAGCCGGAATCCACCTATGAGGCGATCAGTCGCCAAGAGGTAATCATCGAGCACGTGTTCTGGGAGGATTTCCTGTACTCCCCCTGCCGCACGTGGAAGGAACGCCGCTGGGTGGCTCGTAAAGTCTATATGGATCAGGACTCACTCGTTGAACGCTTCGGTGAGGACGTTGGCAAGCAGATTCCCCTGGACTTCAACCCCCGAGGCACTCAGGGCCAGTCCAATGAGCCGAAGAACGACGTGCTTCAGAAGGCCATCATCTATGAGATCTGGGATCGTCAGACCCGCAAGGTATTGTGGCTCTCCAAGGGGTACGACACCCTTCTGGATGAGGTAGATGACCCCCTCGGTCTTGAGGACTTCGAGCCATGTCCCAAGCCGTTGTTTGCGCTTACCACGACCTCAAACTGCATCGCCGTCAACGACTTCGTGATTTGTCAGGATCAGTACAACGAGCTTGATCTGGTCAATAACCGCATCAGCCTTCTGATCCAAGCCTGTAAGGTCGTGGGAGTGTATGACGTGTCCGCTACGGGCATTCAGCGTATGCTCCAGCAGGGTAGCGAGAACACGATGATCCCCGTTGACAACTGGGCCATGTTCTCTGAGAAGGGTGGGGTCAAAGGCGCGGTCGATTGGCTCCCCCTAGAAGTGGTCATTCAGGCCTTGGAGAAGTTGCGCCAGGCTCGGGACGATATCAAGGGCCAAATCTATGAGCTGACCGGAATTGCCGACATCGTTCGCGGAAATACCAAGGCCAGCGAGACGCTGGGGGCTCAGCAAATAAAGGCGCAATTCGCCTCGGTTCGCATACAGAAGCTACAGGACGAGGTGGCCCGGTTCGCCCAGGACATCCTGCGCCTCAAGGGTGAGATCATCTGCCGCCACGTTGTGCCGGAGCAGATCATCAAGATGTCGAACTTTGAATACTACAACGATGCTCAGAACGCTCCGCTGATCCAGGAAGCCATAGCCCTCCTCAAAGGCGAGCACGAACTGTTCGAGTGGCGGGTCAAGGTTCAGGCCGATTCACTCGCGCAGGCTGACTATGCTATGCAAAAACAGGAGAAGGTCGAATTTACCAATGCTATGGCAACCTTCCTTCAGTCAGCAAGCACTACTATCAAGGCCATGCCGCCGAGCGCCCCCATGATCTTTGAGGCGCTCAAGTTTGCAATAAGCGGGTTTAAGGGGGCACAGGAACTTGAAGGTGTGATCGATCAAGGAATTCAAAAGATAACTCAAGAGATTGAGCAGCAGAAGCAAGCCGCGCAGCAGCAATCCAATCCAGAGCAGCAGAAGATGCAGATGGAAATGCAGATAAAGCAGCAAGAGGCTCAAATGAAGCAACAACAGCAGCAAGCTGATATGGCTATTGAGCAACAAAAGGCCCAGTTGGAAATGAAGAAGATGCAGCAAGAACTTGATTTCAAGCGGCAAGAGCATATCCTGAACATGCAGATGGCGCGTGAAAAGTTCGAGATGGATCAACAAATCGCAGAGCAGGAGCAGGCGTTCGAGGCGGATCGCGCACGTCGTGATGCCTTGGAACAAGAGATACAGCGGAATGCTGATCGGCAGTTCGAGACTCAGAATCGTGAGGAAGATCGCGCCTTCCAAGAAAAGCTGCACAAAGAGAAGTTGGCTCAAGCAGCGAAGCCCAAAGTAGCAACCACCTCTACTGGAAAGAAAGTGAGCGTATCAAGTGAGTGATATCAAAGGCCCACCCGCCGACATGACGTTCACGATCACCGTGACGCGCAAGGACACCGGCAAGCAGGAAACCTACCAGATGGAAGGCTTCCTCGTTGACGAAACCATCGAAGCAACCATCCCCACCCCACATGAAGGAGAATCACAATGTCCGCAACAGTAACCCACTCCACCGATGCCCGTAGCGCTGCCACCGATGCTGTCCTGTCGCTGATCGGCGCATCCGGCAAGTTGGTCTTCAACCCCACTGGCGGCTCCGTTGCTTCGCCCGGTACTGCCATCGCCACCCTGCCGTTCTCGGCTACCGCTTTTGCCCCGGCTGCGAACGGCACGGCGACTGCCAACGCAATCACCTCCGACACCAACGCGGTCGGCGGCACGGTTGCCTTCGCCACGTTCCAGACCTCCGGCGGCGCTGCCAAGGTGCGTTGTGCCGTTGCCGCATCCGGCTCCGACATCAACATGAGCAACGGTCTGGTTGTTGCCGCTGGCGATGCCGTCTCCTGCTCGGCCCTGACCTACACCGCACTGAGCCAGTAACATGGCGCAGATTACCTCCACCGAACTAGGTGCGTCAGGGAGGTACATCAGACTCGTAACTGAGCCTGAGCAGGACAATGTTGGCCCTCAAACCATCATGGGCTACTGTCGCCAGGCAGGGACGGGTGGTGGTGGGTTCGGCTACCTGTTCGGCAAGAACATGGGTGGCTCACCCCTGCGCATCGACTTCATGGGGTCGAGTGGGTCAATAGTCCAGTTCGGTGCGAACAGCACTGGAAGCAGCACCAACCCGCGTATTGAGTCGCCTGTAGGCACTATCACTAACAACGTGTGGACGAACATTGCCTGCACGTGGGATGGCACCCTCAACGAATCTGGAATGGCGTCCTACAAGGACGGGGTTCTGCTTACCAGATCAGCGCAGGCGAACGGGGCAACGGCTGTTCCAAGCGACTCCAACACACCCATTGTGTTGATGAATCGTGAGGACAATGCGCGATTCTTCGTTGGTGACTTTGCCTATCTTGCCCGATGGAACCGTATTCTGTCTCAGGCCGAGATGGATGAGGCGCGTAACAACGGGCCTCTGAATGTTCCGGACGGACTGATCCTGTGCTGGGCCAACCAGACTGACCTCGGCCCACTCAACATGCAGGTGGAGGCACGGTCGGCGTATGTTGCCGGACAACTGCCACCTAATCTGAACCTTGGTGGCGATAATGTAGTTGTAGATCATGCTGCCGATGGTGACGTGATCGGCAATACTGCCGATATCACGGGTGAAGTCGTTCTCACCGAACCGGCCACCGTTCATCAAGCGACTGGTGCTGTTGCCGGCCTGACCTCGACTGTTACGGGTGCAGCCAAGCGGTTCTTGCATCACGCCACCAGTGGGGCGGTTGTCGATAGCAACGATGCTACGGTGACTGGCGAAGCCGAACTGATCAATGCCGTCTATCTCCACGAAACGGAAGGTGTTCTCACCAGGCAGCTTGGGACGGTTACGGGCGCTACCAGACGGTTTGTTACCCATATAACCGAGGGTGAGCTTGTTCCGCTTGATGGTGCGGGCGATTCGGTATCGAAGGTCGCTGGTCAGGCTGAACAGATCACCCCACCGGGGCAACATGAAGCCGGCGGCATTCTCACCGGACAACGCGGCACAATCACCGGTACGGCCAAGTTGCAGAAGAAGCATACGACATCGGGTGTGCTGGCAGGCAAGACCTCCGTGGTCTTGGGCGGCGCTACCAAGTTCGCAGAGCATGACGCATCCGGCATCGTTGTCGGGTATGACTCCAAGGTCATGGGTAGTGCGGTCAATCAGGGGACACTTACCCTGACCCCTGCCGACATAGACGCGATTGTGGCGGCACTCGTTGCCGAAATTCTTCCAGTCAACATTGTTCGCGTGAACGGTATCGACGTGAAAGGGTCGGGCACAGGAAATGACCCGTGGGGGCCAGTGTGAGCGACAGACTTACCCCTGCCGACATTGCCGCCATCGTTGAGGCGTTGAAGGTGGCCCTGCTGCCGGTAAGTGTGGAGGTTGTCACGGATGACCCCGTGGATGGAACAGGAACGGATAATGATCCATGGGGACCGGCCTGATGGCATCCGCATGGGGATTATCTTGGGCGCAAGCGTGGGGTAGTTCATGGGGCTTGCTGACCAAACCGTCTGTTGGCGGTGGTGGTGGGCAAGGGTGGGTTCTTCAACAGTTCATCAAGCGACCTTGGGAAATCGAAGAGGTCGACAAGCGGAAGATCGTCAAGGACGCCTACCGCGAACTGGTGGAAATGGAAGTGTCGGGTGTTGACGAAGTGGTCGCGCCCTTCAAGGTTCAGAGTGGAATCGACTGGGATCAGCTGATGGCTGATGTGCAGGCGATCACGGCGCTCGTTCTCATGGACATCCGTCTGAAACAGAAGATGGACGAGGATGCCGAGGAAGAAGAAATGCTTATTTTGATGTTGTCATACTAGGAGAACCAAAATGGCTCGTAAATCATATATCCAAATTGGAGGAAAACTCTATGACAAGGATGGACCGCTTCCTGAACTGGCTGGATCAGGTGACCGACACCACGCCATTATGGGTGATCTACCTGACTTTATTAGCCCTATCGACGGCACTGTGGTATCTGGCCGTGCTGGGTTGCGCGAGCATTGTAAGAAGCATGATGTAGTCCCTACCGCTGATTTGAAGGGGTTGCCGGTTGGCCGCCCCTCGTATGAACCTGACCGCGGTGCGATCAGGGAATCGTTGAAGCGCCAACTCTACAAATAAAGGAAAAATTCTATGTCCGATGATCTGCGTTCCGTATTGGAGTCAGCCGTTGAAGAACACTCTGAGCCCGTTCAAGTCGAGTCCTCCCCCACTCCTGCGTCGTCCGAAGCGGCTGCACCCGTACAATCGTCGGATACGTCAGAGCAATCCAATGCTTCGACTTCGGCTCAGCCTGTCGAGAAGTCAGCACCTGAAATTCCTAGCATCGAGGAGGTTGCTAGCAAAGATGGCAAGCCGGTGGAGGACAAAGCTGAGGCTCCAGAAGCGCGTCAGCGGGTTGATCTAGCCCCCCAATCATGGAAAGGTGAGTCCAAGAAGGTTTGGGCCGAACTGCCTCTCAACGTCCGTCAGGAGGTCATACGGCGCGAACGTGAGATCACGAAGGGGTTGAGCGAGGCGGCTCAGGCTCGTCAGCAAGTCGGTCAGATTCAAGAAGTCCTCCAGCCTCACATGGATCGAATCAATACGATCTATGGCGGCAATTCGATCCAGGCCATCACTAACTTGATGGGCATCGAGCGCACCCTGGCCAGCGGCGATCCCGTCTCCAAGGCTCAGCTGGTAGCGAAGATGATACAGCACTTCAAGGTGGACCTGGTCACTCTGGACAAGTTGCTCGTCGGGGAAGCCCCCACCCCCGAGGCTCAGCAGCAATCGAGTATTGAGAAGTTGCTGGAGCAGAAGCTGGCCCCTCTCCAACAATTCATCACTACTCAGCAGCAACGGGAGCAAGAAAAGGCCCGTCAAGCTGAGCAGGAGGCGGTACATACCATTGAGTCTATGTCGACTGACCCCAAGTTCCCGTACTTCAATGAGGTGCGGAGTGACATGGCAGATCTCATCGACATCGCCGCGAAAAAAGGGCTTTACTTATCATTAGAGCAGGCGTATACTAGAGCTGTCCGTATGAATGATGGTACGTTCGAAGCCTCAACCGTAAGAGACACTTCCCAAGCTGCTACCCAAGCAGCGCTGCAATCCCACCAAGCGGCCCAAAAGGCCAAGGGAGCTGCGGTGAGTGTAGGTGGCTCCCCTACGGGTGTTGGTGCGAATGCCGGAAACTCAGCGGATTTGCGCGGAACCATTCTCGCAGCTTTGGGTGATACAGGACGGCTATGACAGGCTTTACTGATTTCTTGGTGAAGGAGATCATCGGCCCTGGTAACAGGATCGAAGATGCCAACCCAGTCCCCATCGTGTTTCGAGGAACTCCCGTTGTAGTTGGAGGTGTCCAGCGGACGACACCTGCCGGAGCCGAAGTGCCCACCGGAAGTCCCGTCAGCACAATCCACCAACCTCGATAGGAGCCCAAAATGGCTTTTGCAAATCCCTCGATCAGTGATGTCATTGCGACCACGATCCAAAATCGCTCTGCGATCATCGCCGACAACGTCACCAAGAACAACGCCCTGCTCTCCCGCCTGAAGCAACGCGGGAACGTGAAGAAGTTCTCCGGTGGTAATGTCATCCTGCAAGAACTGTCTTTCGCCGAAAACGCCAACGCTGGTTACTACAGTGGATACGAAACCCTGCCGGTTGCCGCGCAGGACGTCATCAGCGCAGCCCAGTACGACATCAAGCAAGCGGCCTGTCCGGTCACCATCAGCGGCTTGGAGCAACTCCAGAACGCGGGCAAGGAGCAGATCATCGACCTGCTAGAAGGCCGCATCGCAGTCGCTGAATCGACCATGGCCAACCTGATCTCCAGCGGCCTGTACTCTGATGGCACCGGCTTCGGCGGCAAGGAAATCACCGGCCTGAACCTCCAAGTGCCGATCAACCCCGCTACTGGTTCCCCTGGCGGCATCGACCGTGCAACGTGGAATTTCTGGCGCTCCAAGTTCTTCGACTTCACCACCGATGGCGGCGCTGCCGTGACGTCTGCGAACATCCAGACGTACATGAACAAGCTCTGGGCTCAACTGGTTCGCGGCAATGATCGCCCCGACCTGGTCATCGTGGACAGCGTCCTCTGGGGCCTGTATATGAACAGCCTGCAGGCGATCCAGCGTTTCACCTCCAGTGACTCGGCCAACCTCGGCTTCGTGACCACGAAGTTCATGGACGCGGATGTGGTGCTTGACGGCGGTATCGGCGGCTTCTGTCCGGCCTCCACGGGCTTTATGCTCAATACCAAGTACCTGTTCTACCGTCCGCACGCTCAGCGCGACATGGTTGCTCTCTCCCCGGGCAAGCGTTACTCGGTCAACCAGGATGCCGAGGTGCAAATCCTGGCCTGGGCCGGCAACCTGACCGCTTCCGGCTTGCAGTTCCAGGGCCGTATGGGTGACTAAGATTAGCGGGGGTGCTGGACCGGCCCCCGGTTTCTCTTGAAAGGAGAACAGCATGTCTGGAGTAGCAGGAGCAGTAATCGGCCTGACCAGCGGCGCCCAACCGAACATCGCGGGTGCGAAAGCCCTCGTTGATGGCGGCGCGGTGTCCAAGGGCTGTCGTACCAACTTTGTTGGCTTCGGCAAGGGTATGGAGAATCAGGTTCAAACCAATTCTCAGGGTGTCGTTATCGAGGACTTCAACGCCACGGATGACACGGTTCAAGAGGCCAACAGCCTTGCGCAATCGTTCGCTCCGACCTACACGGCGGATGTGTTGTCCTGGGAAGATACAACCCCGTAATGCTGCCAGGTCGCAGAAGCCCTAATGGGTCGATCTTCGTCAATAACGCCGCGCCCCCAGCAGGTTCACCCCTGTTGGGCGGCATTGCGCTCAATGACCTCGGCGCAATCTACGTTGATGCTGCTTCTGTACCTACCAAGTTTAATAACGGGTTCGGAGTCACCGATGACGGACGCCTGTGCGTCGCCTATGGCGGAGCAATAGCCCAATTTGAGATGGGCCTCCCCTTCACCGCCAATGGCCGGCTTGTAGTTCAGCTTAATCAAGCAACCGTTCCGTCTGACCCGTTCGTTGGCGGCATACGCGTCGGCCCATTGGGCGGTATCTACACGATTGACCTCACCCCTCCGCCGCTTGACGCCTTCTCCAGTGGCTTTGATGAAGGATTCCAATAATGCCCCGCAAGAGTATCGTTGAGCTGACTGCTCAAGCTATCGCCAGCTTCCCTGATAACATATCAGGAGCCATCACCCCCGCCCTGCTTCGCACGATGTTTGAAGACTTCCTGCGGGCTATTGCCCCGGCCTATGGCGTCTGTCAGAAGACAGCACCGCAAACGGTCAACCTTGGCCTGACGCCCGTCGCCATTGCCTACACCACGGCGTCCAGCAGCGACATCAATCAACTGACGGCCAGCGCACCTAACGGCAAGATCAGCCGCACCGAGCGCGGCACTTCCACCATCAACTTCACGATGGACATAGAGTGCGCGGCCAACCGTTTCATCACAGCGACCCTGTTCAAGAACGGCGTGGCAACGCTGTGGGCGATTACCATGAACGGCGCAGGTGCCGGCAACCCGGTCGGCATGGCACTCACTGCCATCGATTACGCTGACCCACAGGCAGAGTACGAGGTTCGCCTGTCGGCAGAAGCGGCTGGCGTCAGCACGGTCATCAGCAACGGCGCGTTCCTGCTCTCGGTCGATCCGGTCAATAGCTACACGTAACAGCGGGTTGAGATGCCCCGTTTCCCAAGCATCCCACTTACAAGGAAAATCAAAATGAACTCTGAGTTGTCGACCTACGATGATGCAGCTAACCTAGCCAATCAGGCACGGTATGCAATGGATCACAAGCTGTACGTCACCTTCTACATCCGTCCGATCATGAACGCCTTCAAGTCGTCCGTGGAAGGGCGTCCGATCTATGAGGAACAGGAATATATCCGCGTCATCGTTCCCGGCGACTCCAAGACCACCGTTGATTGCCCTGTCGACGATACCTTCCGCATGCGGTTCGAGAAGCAGTATGCGAAATTCAAGAAGGGAATCGAGCAAGCCGTTGAGGGCACCCCCCTCGAAATGTGGCCTCAGATGTCAGTCGGCCTCTGTGCCGAACTCAAGGCTATGAATGTCGTCACGGTCGAACAATTGGCCGGCCTGGATGACGGCAAGGCTCAGAAGATCATGGGATCTCACGACCTGCGCCGCAAGGCCCAGATGTTCCTCGACGCCGCCAAGGGCGAAGCCGAGAACAACAAAATCGTGAAGGAGCTTGAGAAGCGCGATGATGAAATTGCCCTCCTCAAGGCCCAAATGCAACAACTTCTGGAAGCTCAGAAGCCCAAGGCAAAGGCGGCGTAATGTCTGATATCTCTGCGATTACAGATCTGGTGTTCAAGGACGCTGATGCGGCTCACAAGGCTCATCTGTACTCGCAGAGCTACGCCGAACATATGGCCCTCGGGGAGTTCTATGAGGGCGCTCGGGACGCTATAGACGCGCTTACAGAGGCTATGATCGGCCTTGGTGACCAGGTCCCTACCTCCCCGATGGCCAACCCTGCAAAGGCGTTGGAGGAGTGCTACGTCGAGTTGATGCGCCTCCGCGCCAAGACCTGCAACGGTGACCCCACCCTGGAAAACCTGTATGATGAACTCACTGCTGTGTATGTGAAGGCCATCTACAAACTGTCGAGGTTCAAATAATGGAAGGTACAGCTCTTCAGGTAGCACGCCAAGCGGCGATGGAGCTGGGTCTCCAAGCGCCGAATGAGCTCGTCACCTCTCAGGAAGCGACGAACATTCAGCTGCTCGGCCTCCTTCAAGCCGCAGGCAACGAGCTGGTCATGGTGTTCGACTGGGAGTTCCTGACCAAGACCCACGTCATTACCTCCGTCGCTGGTCAGGGCCAATACCCCGCCCCCACCGACTACGGTCGTATGCTGAACCAAACCTTGTGGGACTATGGCAATCGCCGCCCTGCCTACGGGCCGGTATCCCCCCAAGGTTGGCAGGTCTTGACCAACGCGCTGATCTCGGTTGGCCCATTCGCCCGCTACCGTATTGCTCGGGGCAAGACAGAATTCCTCCCCGTTCCCGGCCAAGACGGTCACATATTCGACTATCAATACATATCCAATGGGTGGGTGCAGGATTGGCAGAACCCTACCGTGAACAAGAACTTTATTACCAACGACAACGACGTCATCACCTTCGACTTTTGGCTCATGGTGAAGTTCCTCAAGCTCAAGATGTGGCAAGCGAAGGGGCTGGACATTAGTGCCTACCTCAGCGATTTCACCCGCGTGCTCGACGCGATGACCGGTCAGGATCACGGTGGGCCGGTTCTGGGACTGGCCAACTCGTTTAAGACCCCATGGCTTACGATGTACAACGTACCTGATGGCAACTGGAATACTGGGACGCCGTAATGGCCCAAAATAACATCAGCCTCTCCACCACCGTACCCGCCCCGACTGGCGGGTTGAACGCATTCAACCCCATTTCGAACATGCCGGAGTCGGATGCGATCATCATGCGCAACTTCTTCCCTGAGCCATTTGGTTGTCGGGTTCGGAAGGGGTATGTTGAGCATGCGACGGGGCTTGACGGCGATGTAAACAGCTTCATGACCTATGTCTCCTCCGACGGCACGAGTAAGTTGTTCGCCGTTGACCAGACTCAGGTAATGGATATCACCCTTCCTGGCGACTACTCCGCTGGAACGCCTGAGTGCGCCTCTACCAATTCGTGGTGGCAACATACGAACTTCGCCAACGTGGCGGGGACTCATATGATCGCCTTCAACGGAGAAGATGACGGCATTCTTTACTCCGATGACGGACTACACCGCCTTGTCGCTGGGGATGGTACGACCCCCTACACTTGGTCGGGTGTCGATCCCGCCGACCTCGTTGTGCCCTGCATTCACCAGCACCGCGTTTGGGGAGTTGAGAAGAATAGTACCAAGGGTTGGTATCTCCCTCCCGAGCAGGTATGGGGGGTTGCTACATACTTCGACTTTGGTGGCAACTTCGCTCGTGGCGGATACCTCCAAACGCTGGCCGTATACACCCAAGACTCTGGCTACGGGCCGGATGACTATTTGGTAGCAATCTCCTCCGCAGGTGACATGTGTATCTACAAGGGGATTGACCCCTCCGCGTTGGAGACGTGGGCACTGGTCGGGACGTTCTACACCGGCGCTACCTTCACCCGTCGCTGTACCGCACGCTTCGGTGGGGACATCGCTGTCCTGACCCGCTACGGCATGATAACGGTTGGCTCCTTGGCCAAGCCGGACAATATATCCGTGCTCGACAACGCCCTATCCCAGAAGATTCAGAACCTCATCAGTGAGGTTATCGGTGAGGGCAGCTACCGCTACGGCTGGGCAATCTTGCTATACCCCGCCGCGAACATGATGATTATCAACGTCCCTGGCGTCGTGCCGGAGCAGACGTTCCAATTGGTCTACAACACGATCACGAAGGCGTGGTCAATGTTTACCGGGATGGTGGCCAACTGCTGGTGGCCGATCTTCGACTCCATCGTATATGGGGGCAACGGGGTTGTCTATCGTGCGTGGGAGGGGTATCTTGATGGCGTGAAGCTGGATGGTACGGGCGGCGAAATGATCACCGCTGAGTGTCAGCAAGCCTTCTCGTACTTCAAGCTCCCTGGTCAGAACAAGCACTACAAGATGTTCCGCCCGACCTTCCTGTTCGCCGGTGAGTTCAACTACCGTGCGGGTGCGAACATGGACTTCGACTTCGCTACCCAGCCGCCTCCCGCAGCATTCAACTCCGCATCCTTTGGCGTGTGGAATCAATCCCTATGGAACACCAACGACGTGTGGGCTGGGGGTGCACAATCAAGTAAGTATTGGGCTTCCATTGTAGGGATTGGCTACGCTGCTGCGATTCGCCTCTCCGTCACTACCCCCGCTGAGGTCGTGTGGGTCTCCACGGATTGGCTCTATGAGAAGGGCGGGGTGGTATGATACTTATTAAGGAGAAGGTATAATGTGGTCTACAATTGCAGCCCCCCTCGTTAGTTCAGGAGTTGGAGCACTAACGAGCCTGTTTGGTGGGAACAAGGCCGCCAAAGCCGCTAAGAAGCAACAGGAAGATGCAATCAAGGCTCAGCGTGAGGCGCAACAATACGCCAACTTAGTCAATCAGCAGAACGCTGCTGAGAGTCAGCGTATGACCCAGGAGAACATGAACTGGGCCAATACCACCAATCGTGGAAATCAGGAGTGGGCGCAGGGATTTAACAAGCAAGCTCTCCAAGACCAGCTTTCCTCCAATCGCCTTTCCGGCACGAACGCCATGGGAACCTCCATGGGCTTCGATGCGAACGGGAACTACACCCAAACTCTCGGAGCTGGAGACCAAGCCAATATGGACGCTCTGCGGGGCAAGACTGGCGAGATCATGAGCGGTATGGGGCAACAGTTCGGCGTTAACAACGACGTCATGAACGCCCTACGCGGTCAGCTCCAACCGGGCTACGATCAGAACGCTGCTGCCCAGCGTGCTCGCGCTGCAGCTATGGGTGGGGGCTTTGGCTCCGGTAACGCCAATGCGATCATGGAAGATCAGCTTGGTAGGAACTTCAACGACATGAACCAGAAGGCAGTTCTGGGCGGACAGCAGGCTTGGGTGGAGGGTCAGAACCTCATGAACAACCAGCTCGGTGCTATGAATCAGACCCGTAGTGGAATTCAAGCCGGTACGGCTCAACCTGATTATTGGAAGCAAACCGGCTACGCCGGGGTCACAGCGCCTACCGCCCAAGGATGGCAATCGAATATCGGTCAGGTGGGTGCTATGGATCCCTCAGGAGCGGTTCAATCAGGTCAGGTTGCGGGGGCGGGAGTTCAGCAAGGATGGGATCAACTAGGCTCCCAACTTGGCGGATTAGCCTCTGATGGGATAAGTGCTTGGAATAAGGTTGGATCGGGAGCGCCTCTGGATCCCAACAACCTGTCCAACTCCCCGACGCAAGGTTGGCTGAATCAGATCGGAAAATAAGTTATGGACTACAACCTTCAAGACCCGGATCTGGACTTTGTTGGTAGGGCTGAAATCCTGGCCCGTACCCTGAAGCAAGCTCAAGCGGATAAGTATGCCGAGGCCAACGCCCCCCGCATGCTCGGTAATTCTGTCCTCACCACCGGCCCCATGGGAGGTGTAGCTGCCGCCATTCAACGTGGTCGCGGCACTTACGCCACTACCCAAGCTGAGCAGGAGCGGGAGCAACTTAACAAGGAGGAGTTGCGCCGCTACGATGAGCTCACCCGCCGTATGAACGAGCCTGCGACCAAGACGGTACTGACCAAGGCTTTGAAGCAAGGGCAAGGGGCGCTGTTGGAGCCGGAGTTCGAGGAGACTTCCCAGCAAGTCCCCCTCGATATGAGCGATCCCAACGACCTGGCAGCAGACAATGCTCGCCGGATGGGTATCGCCGCCGAAATGTTCAAGCTCCCCCGTGCTCAGCGGGTTGCTCAAGATTACCTCACCAAGGGTGCAAACTTTCCCGAGGCACTGGCCCTTCTCAAGACGAAGCAGATCGAGCAAGCAATGCAAGCTCAACTTACTCGTGCTCAGCAGTTGGGCATCCATCGTGAGAACCTCGCCTCCCGTGAGCAGCAAGGTGATTTGAATCGTGCAATTACTTCGGCCCTCGGTCAAGGAAACCTTGCCGTTGCTGAAGGTCGCTTGGAGGATCAACGTAAAGCGGCTGCGGCCAAGGCAGAAGAGGCTCAGCGGGTTAAGCAGAATGCCGTCAATGCTTCCTTGGGTGCTCTGGCTCCCGTTGAGGCATCCTTGGAGGGGTTGCTCCTCCCGCCCGACAAGACCGGCAAGCGTGCCATCCGTCCTGAGCTTGAGGCATATACGGGGAACCTTGATCAGTACATGCCTGATTTCGCCCTCAAACAGGGCACCGTCGATGCGGGCAAAAAGCTCAATGCTTTGAAGGATCAGATTACGATGATCAACTTGGCTCAGGCCAAGGCGGCGGTCGGCCAATCCTTCGGCTCCATGCAGGTCAAGGAGTGGGACAAGTTCGTCAATACCCTCTCCAGCCTGGATCGTGCGCAGGGCAAGGAGCAGCTGGCCGAGAGCTTGAACTACATCAACTCGTATATTCAGAATCATAAAGCTGAGTTGCAGACGGCGCTGACTGGTGGCGGTGGCGGGGCGGGTGCCCCTGCAGCACCCCGCGGTGCTCCCAAGCCTGGAGACATCGTTGATGGTATGCGCTTCCTCGGTGGTGATCCTGGTCGCCAAGAGAGCTGGGGTGCTCCATGAAGCCTTGGGAACGGTTCCAGCCAATTGACGTTCCTGCTGGTGGGACGGGAATTGACGTTCCTGTCCAGACAGGCATGCAGGTTTCCCCCGCTGATCAAGCCCTTCGTGATCGTGCTCGGTTGGCTATTTTGGAGCAAGAGACTTCCGCCAACCCGACTGATCCGGCCCTGGCACGTGAGGTGGCTGGAGAGCGTGCGAAGCAAGGTGCCGCTGCCCCCTCCATGAAGCCTTGGGAACGGTTCGCATCAGCCCCCGCCCCCGCAGCCCCCAAAGTCGTGGCCCGAACCCTCAAAGACGACATGGGCGATCAGGCCAACGAGAGTTGGGGAAAGGCTCTTGAAACTGGCATTGCTACCTCGGCCTCCAAGACGGCTCGTGCTCTGGGCACAACCCTTCTGCCGAAATCCATGGAGGAGTGGGCTGAGAAGAAGGGCTGGCTCCCATCAGCCAAGGACATCGAATTGCTCAAGGCTGGTACGGAAGCCTCCCCACTTGCAGGCGGTACGGAAGTGGTTGGGGACATTGTAACCGAACTCGCCCCTGCAGCAAAGGTCATGAAGGGGGCCAATACCTTCCGCAAGTCAGCCCCCCGTGCGGCAGCGTTTGGAGCTACAATTGGGGGTATGAGATCGGAAGCCCCTGACTATGCGGGCCTCGCTACGGACGTTGCAGAGGGAGGGGTAGGGGGTCTTATAGGGGAGGGCGTTGGAAAGCTCGCTACACGCGTCCTTACGCGTTCTATACCCCGTTCAGAAGCCGCCGAACGTCTTATGGAGCGGGGAATCTACCCGACCCTTGGGGACGCTGCTGATCAATCTACCGTTCGTGGTAAGGTAGCAAAGTTCCTTGAGGGCCAGGTTGAGGCGATGCCAATCTCTGGTGCGCCTCAGCGGTTTGCCAAAGAGCGCGTTACTCGTGACCTATTTAACCAAGCTGCTGAATTGGGTGTCCCTCCAGGACGCGCACTCCCTGTCGGCAACCGTGCACAGGTTCTTGATCGCCTCAATGAAATGAGCTCCAATGATTTCGGCGCTGCCTTGGCTGGAACTACGGTTCGTGCGCCGCATGCGGTTAAGTCAATGGTGGACAACTCTATTGATTCCATGAAAGGGCGCTACTATGTGTCCGATGACGTGGCGGATTCAATCAAACAAGAGATGAACCAGAAGCTCTGGGCTGGCATTCGTAGTGGTGAGATTTCTGGCCAAGGCGCTCACAACTTCATCGAGAACATGTTCGAGGGTCTCAACGCCACTCGTGGGAATAACAATGCCCAACAGTTGGTAAACGAATTGGCACTTGGATTCAAGAGCCACCTAAATGACGCCGCTGTTCGCCAAGGCTTTGACCTCCCAGGAATACGCCAATCGGCCGCCAATATTCACGCTCTCCGCAGGGCGGGGGGATCACGTGAGGGCGTGTCGGGTGAACAGCTCATGCGGGGAGTTCAGTCGAATAACCGCGCCACGAACTCGCTGGATGCAACGTATGACCTCCAACGGCTGGCTGAGGAGGCGCAAGGAGTGACCCATGCACGTAACCCAATGGGCAATCGTAACCCACTTCAGTTCCTCCGTGATGCGCTGGGGGTTGTTACTGGGGGAGGAGTCCCTGCCCTTATGATCGGCGGGGTGAATAGTAGTCAACATGCCAAGCGGCTCTTGCTTGGTGATCCGGTGTACCGTAATGCGATGAAGCGCGCACTCTCCGCACCTGCAACTGTTGCAGGGATCAGAAGTGCAAATGAGGAGGAATATTAATGCCGCGTAATGCTCAGGGGGTGTATTCACTCCCCGCTGGAAACCCTGTAGTACCTGGGACGCTCATCGAGACTACGTGGGCCAACCCCACCATGTCCGATATTGCTGCTGCCCTTACTGCCTCCCTCCCCCGCGACGGCAGCGCCCCGATGACGGGTGACTTGCAGCTCAGCGGTGCCACCCCCGTCAATGGTCGGAGTGCGGTAAGCAAGGACTTTGTAACCAGCTTCCTGGCCGCTGCTACCGGCATGCCTACGGGGGCGATTTCCGCCTATGCGGGGAATGTGGCTCCTGCGGGGTACTTGGAATGTAACGGGCAGGCGGTCAACCGCACCACCTACGCCGATCTGTTTGGAGTCATCAGTACGATCTATGGGGCGGGGAATGGAGTTGATACCTTCAACGTCCCCGATTTGCGGGACTACTTCATCCGCGGCAAGAGTGCAGCGCGTGCAGTAGGCAGCACCCAAATCGGGTCGTTGGCTGCTCACACCCACCCGACGAGCGACCCCGGTCACAACCATGTGCAGGCGGCTCATACGCATTCTGCTTCACAGCCTGCCCATACGCACGGTGTCAGCGATCCCGGCCACACCCATTCGAGCAATGCTGAGAACGTGACCGGTGGCTACCAATGGGGCGCAGGTGGTGAGACGCATTCCATGCCTGCCACGATCAATACGGCGCTCACCGGGATCAGCATCGCTGCTGGAGGCGCTGATGCTGTAACCGTCGCATCAGAAACAGCTACTAATGCTCCCACCGTCACAGGTCTTGTAGTCGGTGCTGCTGGTGGCGCGGAGACTGTGCCGCAAAACATGGCTCAGATCTATATCATCAAGGCAATAGATGATCTTGGGCCGATAACGGGTATTGTTGGGATTACCTCCTCCGACGTCAATATTATCGACATAGGGGTCTCCAATCCTGTCGCTCCCGAACTGGTGATCCACTCCAACGTCGCGTTTGGCATCCCGAAGCTGGACTTGAACGGGCGGATCTCCCCTGCACAGTTGCCTGCGGGAACGCAGTCGTTCCTCGGCACGTTCGATGCCAGCACAGGGCAGAACCCGTCGCAGACATACCCTGCGGTAACGTACCTCGACGGAGACACCTACCTCGTTTCCGCGCAAGGCACGATCCCTGTATACGACCCGAACACCAACCTTCCAGTGTCGCAACTCGTAGAAATTGGCTGGAATCTGGTGTATCTGAACAACACCAGCCAGCCAGTCGGGTGGTACTTCCTTGAAGCTCCGGTGGTGACGGCAGCAATCGCCTCGCAGGTGGCGTTCTCCCCGTTCGGCACCATCTCGGCTACGAACGTTCAGGATGCGCTGGAAGAAGTGGATGCTGAGAAGGCCCCGCTGTCTGCCGCTACCGCTACAGGCACCAGCTTCACACCTGTTGGAACCCTCTCGGCTACCGATGTGCAGGCAGCCATTGCTGAACTGGATGGTGAGAAAGCCGCCAACTTGCGCCCCGTCTATTCCGGCACACTCGCATCAAGTGGGGTTGTCGGTGGAGCCACCCCGCTGCCTCTGACAGATGAGTTTATCAGGGGATTCACCAAGGTTGGCGCGAAGTTGTATCCGCTTGAGCCGGGGTACTACAGTATCACTGGCACCATGGCGGTTGAGGCTACTTCTTCGTGGTTGGGTGGCCTGTTACGCAAGAATGGAACGGTAAATCTTACCCAACAAGTTCAACCCCCCTACACGTCGTCATTCGCCGTTATCTCAATCGCTTCAATGGCCTACTTCGACGGGGTGAACGACTACGTTGAACTGTGCGTTAATCACTCAGCGGGAAGCGGTACGGTGCGTGACGCCCGTATGACCATCGCAAAGGTCAGTGGGTGATACGCTACCTCCTGCCCTTACTACTGCTGGCTGGCTGCTCCACCACCGTGGCGACGAGCAACCCTGCCTGCATTTTAATGTGCCAGAATACCGGCGATATTTCAAACCACAAGGAGAAGTCAAATGAAGTCACTGTTCCTAGCCTGCCTGCTCGCCCTGTCGCTCCCGGCGCTGGCGCAAACCCGTCCTGAACTGACCCCTCAGCAAAAGCTGGTCGCTGCTCAAGCCGTTACCGCGCTGGTGACTGGCCCCATCATTCTGCCCGTCGCGGTTGTTACCGGGCAGCGGGAGGCCCTGTGTGATGCCATTCGCACGCGTCCCCGTTCCTGCTTCGACAACAACAGCGAAGGTCGGGATCAGTGCCCCTGTGGCAACTGGCTCCGTGTAATCCCCCTCATCCGTGATCATCTCCAAGGAGAAACCAAATGAAGCGCATCCTTCTCGTAGTAGCAGCACTGTTCGCCACCTCAGCCTTTGCCGTGCTGGATGACAACAGCACCAACCAGAACCAGTTGCAGGGTCAGGCACAATTCACCGCTGTCGGGGTGGATGTGTCCAACCGCATCAGCAACGACGTTCGCGCCAATGCTGCCGCCTTCGCTGCGGGTGGATCGGCCAAGTCAGGCTCCGTGTCCGGTTCCAACTCCGGCGGCAACACCCTGTCCAATGGCGGGAACAGCCTGACTGTCAATGCTGCCCCCATCCCGACGCAGACCACAACCCGCATCGAGCAGAATGACTACACCGTGCGCAACGTGCCATCCGTGTTCTCGGGCAACGTGTACCCTACCGCGCCTTGTATGGGGTCCTCGACTGTGGGCGGTGCAGGTGTGGGCTTCGGCTTCTCGGTCGGCACCAGTTGGACGGACGACGAGTGCGGCATCCGTGAGACTGCCCGTTCCTTCTCCGGTCTCGGCAAAGCCGACGATGCCCTCAAGGTTCTCTGCACTTCCAAATACGCAGCAGCCGCGCCGTCCTGCGCGTCAGCACAACCGAGGGAGTAAGTCATGGAACAGCCGGGAATGATGCAGGCGATGGTCAATGCCCTGCGGAACAAGGTAGGACTCGGGCAACAACAGTCGCCCGGTCCCGCTACAAACGTGCAGAATGGCTATCGGGAATACGCCATGCGGGCAATGGAGCAAGGCCAGCAGCCGGTTCCGTTTGAGCAGTGGGCGCAAGGGCAGCAGACGCCTGTCTCCACCCCTCGGTAAATCCGTCGTACCACAGGGTCGCAAGCCCGTAGATAACAGCCACTACTCCGAACAGGATGGTGGCTGTTTTCACTTGGGAAGCTCCTTGATGGCGCGGATTGCGTTGCTAATGTCAAGATATGTTCTGTGAAACCCGTACTCATTTGACTTATAGCACTCGAAGTCGCACTGCTCCCGCACCTTGGCGGCGAACCACTCAAGGGCTTGATCTGGGGTGGTGGAGAGGATTTGCTCAACACTGTGATCCCACAGATCGACAGGGCTGTGCCCGCAGATCATAGGGGAGCTATGACGATCAATGGCTTCCCCGCAGCAGCACACCCCGCTGGATACGGGTGCGCGAGCAATAAATTCCCGCATCATCTCGATCTGCGCGGCTTGATTGAGACAACGAGCACTTGTTTCTGCTTCCAGTGCTTCAGTATCCGCAAGTGCCATTTGTAGGTGGTTGATCTGCGCGGCTTGCTCCATCTTCCCGGCCAATTCTGCATACTCGTAGCTTTCG